GGCTCGCAGGCCGTGATGAAGGCGTAGCGGTCGCGCGCTTCGTCCTCCCAGGCCTTGCCGCGCTCCATGTGCGCGTTGGAATAGCTCTCCATGGGCTCGCCGGTGATGATCTCGCCGGCGAGCTTGTAGAGGTAGGTACGGCGGGTCTTGCTGTCGCCGCCGCCGGAGCCCTTGGCAAGTACCGTCGCGAACTCGCTGGCCGTCGGCAGCCCCATCCGGGCGCGGAACCACGCCTCGCCGCCCTGGTCGATGTCGAAGACCTGCATCACGGGCGCCGCTCCATCCGCTGCTTGAGCACGGTGCAGGCGTCGCGAAACTTGTCGGCGTAGATGTTGCCGAGCTCCGGGACCTTGATCTGCGCGCAGAACTCGGCAGCCGTCGTGCCCGCCTCGGCGATGAGGTCGCGAAGCTGAGCCTCCTGCTCCTCGCTGATGAAGGGGCGCTCCGGCGTCGCCGGTTCTTCCGACGCCTTCCCGTCGTCGTCCGCCGCCGCGGCGAGGCCGAGCGCCGCCTTGAGCGTGTACCGCTGCAGGTAGGTGATGGTGCTGCCGACCGCCTGGATGCTGTTCTTCTTGCCGCTCTCGTCGCGGCCGGCCGAAAGCGTGTTGCGCTCGCTGTAGCCGTCGCGGTGCGAGACGATGCAGGTGACGGTGACCGGTTCGTTCGGGTTGGCCGTGGTCTGAAACCGGTAGGACAGACCGTGCTCGGCGAGGATGGGGTCGACGGTGCGTGCGATCTCGCCGAGGTCCTCGTGCTGGTAGGTCGTTCGCCCACCGCCGCCGGCGTGCTGGTAGTCGACCCTGCGGTTCTTGGCGATGACCGGGATCTTCGCCTTGGCCTCGGCCATGGCCGCGTCGAACGCGCGGCGCGCCTGATTGGCCTCCCAGCGCTCGTGCAGCGCCATCAGCTTCTCCATGGTCTCGACGCTCGCGCCGCTCTCGACGGCGTGGGTCAGGAGGGCCATGGGCGTCTGGACGACGACGCCGGTTTGCGGCGGGCGGGTCGCCACGCTGCGGGGCTCGGGCTCCACGTGCTCGACTTCGATCTGCGCTGCGGTGTTCATAGGTTCAGGCTCCGAAAATGACGGCAGCGACGAGCGCGCCGATGAGGATGACCAGCGCGACGACGGCGCGGGTGGTGGGGCTCATGCCGGCGTGGCAGGAGGTACCGAGGCGGGGAGGGCTCATCGGGCGACCTCGATTTCAGCCGGCACCGGCTTGATCTTGGAGGCGACCCACGCGCGCATCAGTTCCCAGCGACGCTCGGGCGTCGCCTTGCTGTAGCGACGGAACGCGCTATCCCACTCTTCCGAAAAGGCTTCGTCGTTGTGAAAGACGATCTCGCGGATCAGCGGGTCTGCGACGCCAAACGCGCCGGCCACGCCGTCAGGGTCCTCTGGGTCAAGGCCCGACATGTCCAGCCCGCGCGCCTTGCCAAGCGCGCCGAGGGCGCAGACGCCATCCGCGCACTCTAGGCTGTGTCCGATCAGCCGCTTCTCTGGCATGGCGTCGAGCGCCGCCAGGAGATCGCGAAGGAACTCTTGACCCCGTTTGCCACGGAACGCACTGGTGACAGCGCCGCGCCAGCGGATGTGCGCCCAGGTGTCAGAAACGTCGTCGCAATAGCCGGATCTGCTCATCGTCCGAGCTCCACCCGAAGCTGCTTCACGGTGGCGTCGCGCTGAACCTTGTAGAGGTCGGTGACGGCGCGGTGGTGCCTGCGGTTGGCGCGGATCATGTCGGCGCGGCGGGCGCGCTGCTGGGCGATGGGCCCGGCCTTGCGGCGGCGGAACCAGGCGAGCCAGCCGCGGAGGGCGGTGACGGGGTTCATGCTTCCTCTCCCGTGCTCTTGAGCCACATGAGGTATTTCGCGAGCGCCCAGGCCTTGTCGGCGATGGCGGCGTCGATGCGGGCGTCGAGGGTCATGCCGCCCTCCCGATCGCCAGCGCGCGATTGCCTTCGGCGTGGGCGCGGCAGTTCTCAGCGTCCCGGCGGCGGCGCGAGCGCAGGCCCTCCATCATCTCGGCGGCGATCTGCTCGACCTGCTCGTCGGTGAAGAACGCGAGCCCGCCGGCGCGGTGCATGCAGGCCTTGAGCGCCCGGTCGAAGTCCCGGCCGGTCAGCGTGTCGAAGGTCTCGATGAATGCCTCGCGGCGCTCGCGGGATGCGGGGCGGGTCATGCTGCGGCCCTCCGGCCGGCGTGGGCGATGAACGCCTCGCACTCGGCTTCCGTGGTGGCGGTGAACAGGACAGAGGCGTCGGTCGCGAAGGGACCGATGGACGAGCCGCCGGCCCGGTCGTAGGCGGCGATGTCGTAGACGGCCCAGACACGGCCGCCCTCGGGATGAATGGCGCGGGTGATCCGCCAGGAGAGGGGTGCGCCGGTCATGCTGCGGCCCTCTCGCGCTGAGGATCGACCACCGACACGAACGACCGGACCGTCAGCAGCGCGCCGAAGTCCTTGTTCGGCCAGCGGGGGCCGAACCACTCGGCGACGTCGCGCGGGGCCTCGCCGTAGAACCAGAGGTCGGCGATCTCCTCGCCGTGGTCGCAGGCGATGGAAGCCCAGATCGAGGGCGTCCCGCCGTAGTCGGAGATGCAAAGGTATGCCGGGCGGCCGGCGCGCAGCGCACGGACGGCGCGGGCAACGTTGATCGCGCAGCAGACGCGCTCGCCGACGCGCTCGCGGACCTCGACCGCTGCCCAGTCACGGGCGCGGCGCATCTCCTGAATGTTGGCTTCGGTGGGACAGGGGATCGACATGTCGCTCTCCGTTGATGGAGAGCAATCTACTAGCAAACTTGTGGGTCGGTCAACAAGAAAACTAGTGAAAAGGCATGCGGGATTTTACGTCTTAGAATCGGCGTGAGAGGGACTCGACTCCTGCCGCGGTTCTCGCAATATGAGAACAGAACAGGAACAAAAGAGCGAACGGAGGCGGCGATGACGGACGCGCAGTTGATCGATCTCTACGGCGTTGCCGCGCGCTTCAGGCTCCACCTTCGGTGCGAATGCTGCCTCGTTGACAGCGAGCGGATCATCGACGTTCCGGCCGTCGAAGGCGCGCCGGACGATGTCGACAGCCTCCTGGAGAGCGGCTTCATGGGCCGCCAGCGTTTTCAATGCAGCAAGTGCGAAAGCCCCATTGCCACCCTGGTCGGCGTGACCCAGTTCCGCCGGCGCGACGCAGCTTAGGAGCGGAGAACATGGCGAGCATTGTGAACTTCCGGCCCGTGCCCAAGCCGACTGGCACCCGACGCGCCTTGGACCGCTCTCAGGCCGAAGCGATGGCGATCGAGGTCCTCGGCTACGTCGCCTCGGATGACGACACCTTGGCGGCGTTCATCCACGCTGCCGGGTTCAACCCGAAGGACCTGCGCAAGATGCCCCGCCGACAGCTACTCGTCGGCGTCGCCGACTTCCTCCTGGGGTCCGACGATCTCATTGGAGAGTACGCCGACAGGATGGGGATCGACGCGGAGATGGTCGCCGGCGCCGCCAGGTTGATCTCGCCGCCGCACTAGATCGGGAGATCGTTCGTCACCCGGCGGACGATGGCAATCACCTCAACGGTGCGGCCGTCGTCCGCATGTAGGTCCTTTTGGACGACGATCGGCTTGTGCTTCGGGTTGGTCGACCGCGGGCAGAACTCGATCCGGTTCTCATAGAGCTCCACCTGCTTTATGGAGCGCTCGCGGATGTGGCCGCCTGCCAGGCTTTGTTCGACCACGACGACCATCCCATCTCGAAGAGGCATGCGGCCCTTGAGGTCGTCGTAGTCGATGCAGATCACCCGATCCCCCTCCAAGATGGGGCGCGGCCGCAGGGCATTCATGCTGTCGCCAGCGACGTCGAAATAGGCTTGGCGCGCGTCGGGGAAACGCCGGTCGCGCGGCTCAAACAACTCGAGGAAGTCGCCTTCGTCTTCGAACTCGTCGACACGACGAAAAGCTCCGGCCTCAACCATTCCAGCCCGGCGCACCGGAACGAGTCCTTCTACGCCCGGCTGCACTTCGTCGACGACGGTGGAATAGGCAGGATCGAGGTCAGCGACGCTGACACCAAGAGCGCGGGCGAGCTGCGGCAGGCGGTTCGTCGTCTCGTTCTTGCCGTTCTCGATCTGCGAAATCAGTTGCTGGCTGACCCCAGATTTTTCCGCCAAGGCGGGCTGGGAAATGCCCTTTTCCTTGCGGAGGCGCTTGAGATTGGCCGCGATGCTCATAAGGCGGGGAGCATACCAGTCGCCTTGTGGACGAGGTAACAAGCAAGCTAGTTGATTTTCGCTCGACGATCCACTAGCATGCTTGTTCATGAGCACTTTCCGTCACCACGTCGAACGCGCCGTCGGGATCAAGGGGTCGCAGCAGAAGCTCGCGGACGCCCTGGGCTGCTCGCAGCAGCAGATCTCGTACCTCCTGAACGAGGCCAGCCGCATCTCCGGAGAGATGGCGCTGAAAATCGAGATCGCCACGCAAGGGGCGGTGTCGGTTCGCGACCTGCGTCCGGATCTCTTCCAGGGCGGCAAGCGCTCCCAGGAGGCCGCATGACGCTCGCCGGCATCGCCCTCGCTCTTGCCATCCTCGGATACGCCGGCCTTGAGGTCGCGCGCGCCGCCAATGCCAGCCCGTGGGGGCGCGGATGACCGACGACTGGATCGACTACGCCATTGCCTTCGGCCCGGGCATCGCCCTCGGGCTCATCCTGGCCGCCGTCTATGTGATCGGGTGGGTCAAATGACCGGCGGCGCGCCTCACGTCCCACCGGACTGCCCACCCGTCAACGTCCGCGAGCCGTGGGACGCAGAACCATCACCCACGGCCGCGCGATGGACGTTCGCGCTTCTCGTCTGCGGCGCCATCGTCGCCGGTCTGCTTGCAGGCTTCATCGCCATCGCCCGCTCCTGACGCAGCCGTTCGACCAGTTCGGCCGCAAGAACCCCGATCGCCTTCATTCCGAGAGGTAAGCCCCCATGGGCATTCATCAGCAACCGAAGGAATTTCGCGACGCGATCCCGGCCGAGACCTGGAAAGCCGTGAAACTCGCCATCCGTCAAACGATCGCCAAGGCCGGCGGCGTCGAGGCGGTCGCCGCCCTGTTCACCTCGACGAAGCTCAACCCAGGCCGCGTGTCGGAATGGCAGAGCCTCCACGCCGAGCATCAGACCGCCATGCCGAACATCTGGCAGGTGGCGCAGATCGAGGCCGCCGCCGGCGTCGACTGGATCACCGAGGCCATGTGCGCCCTGCACAACGCCGACCTGGTGAAGCGCGGCTCGGCCGATGCCGTCGGCGCGGTGATCGAGCGGATTTCCGTCGCGGCCCGCGAGTTGGGCGAGGCCCTCTCCCTGTCGGCGACGGCAGCAGCCAATCCCGCCTGCAGGAAGACCGCCGCGGCCTTCATCCAGGAGGGCCATGAGGGCATCCGAGCGCTCAAGGAACTCGTCGCCGCCGTCCAGGCGCAGATGGGGGAGGGCGTGTGATGGGGGACGTCGGTGACAACGTGATCCTGTCCTGGGTCGGCGAACTCGAAGAGCTCGAGCAGCAGATCGAAGACCTTCAGGCCGCCAAGCGCGACTTCTACGCCGGCATTCGCGATCAGCACGGCAAGGCCACGGCCGCCGGCCTCAAGGCCGCCATTCGCGTTCACCGCATGGACAGCGAGAAGCGCCTCGCCGCGGATGAGGTGGACGACGAGGCCCAGCGCATCCTCGCCGTGATCGCGAAGGGTCCCTCGCGTGCACGTGCGCCGCGCGCTACGCGCGAGGCGGTACCCGCCCCCGCCACCCCGCCGCACGACCCGGAGAC